CCTTTATATTACTTTATTATGGGAATATTTTGGCTAGGAACATCGGTGATAAGATTGGTCTCCTGGCTGTTATTTTGGATGTGTTACTATGGAATATCATTCATATTTAGTGCCAGTAAGATTGTATTGGGTGTATGTGGTATTGCTATCCTTGTGCTTATGATTACCTATGAATATAGGAACAGAGAACGAATATCCAATTATAATCATCATCGAGGCAGGAAACTGAAAAAATTATAATGGAAAATAATTACACTCATCCACAGAAAGCAAGTGTTAAAACAGATGAAACGATCAATTGTTTCAAGAGTGTTGATGGAGTCAATTGCCTTGTGCCAAGATTGATCCGAAATTTGGACCCGAAAGTACATGCAGAAATGCTTCCATATTCTCGTATGTTTTCAGATTTATTACATGAAGTTTTCAATGGACAAACAATAATCATTGGAAAACGAACGTTCCAAATTTATTACTGCTCAGGTTATTCAAGTGATCAATTAGATAATTTGGCTGTTGCATTGACTTTAGGTTCAAATGTAATTTGCGTTGCAGGCGATGATAGCATTATTAAATGTGGAAAATTTTATTACGAAATTGATATGAAAATGTTTGATCAAAGTATTGGACCCTGGGCATTAGAAAGCTTAATTCGAATTTTGAAAATTGCTAATGTGCCAGAAAATATTACGAATCTTTTTTATAGAGTATGCAAAGAAGATATTAATTTCTTTGGAAAAGATTTTCGTATTAAAGCAAAATGTTTTCCTCAATTGGCAACTGGTGTTGCTTTTACCACACCGGGTAATTCGTGCTTAAATCCACTTTTCTGCTTGCATGGTTCGTTATTGGATGATTTTGAAAAAGCAGCGATTGACTTAGGTTTTAATATCAAAATGAAAAAAGCAAATAGTCTTAAAGGATTGACGTTTTTTAAAAGGTTGGTGGATTCCTGATAAGAAAGGAATTATGCATTGGATTCACTTGCCAAGTCAAACAATTAAAATTGGAAAAACATTCACATTACCAAGTTCAGTGTTTCCTGGTGAATCAGATGCTGTGCATAAAATGGCATCTGCAAATGCAAATTCATTAGGTTTGGTACCAGACAATTATCCAATCTTAGGTCCCTTTTTGTCTAAAATGAAACGAGTTGATACTACTAAAATCACTTCATCTGAAGATAGAGCATGGTATAAAACAAAAATAACATCAGTTTTCGATATTGATGAGGAATATGCACTCGCGTGCATTATGGAACGATATTCACTAGATGAATATGATATTAGAGACGTTGAAAATATTATTAAAAAGATAACAGTTTTACCCGCTTTTATAAGTCATTTTGTTTTTAACAAGATGGCAAAAGTGGATTATTATTAAAACAATAAGGATGCCGGAAGTACAAAAATTATAAATGAAAAAACAAATTAAAAATAAACAAGAAGAAGTTAAGAAACCTGTTCCTCAACAGAAGCCAAAAATTATGGAACCAGTTGTTCCTTTTAGTGACGTTCAATTACAAACAATTCAAACTATGATCGGTGGTTTGGGAACGAAAAGAAAAAACAGACAAGGTGCAAAGAAACAAGATGAAATAGAAATTAAAAGAGTTGGCGGAAAAGAGAAACAAGAAAAGAAAAAAGAGAAAAAGAAACCTCAAGGCGGGAATTTCGGGCGTATTCGTGGAAATGTAAAAACACCTGATATTACCAAAATGATTTCGAAATTTGGTGCCCAAATTGTTGACCCTTTTTCTTATTCACCTCGTGGTTGGCCTACGAATAATGAAACTCCATCTGGAATTATCCAGTTCCATTGTAGTTTTCCATTGTCAGCCACGGCGCAAATGGATG